AATGTTCATAGCCATTGTGTTTTCCTCCTTAATGACTTATCTTTTCCAGCCGTTCCATGAGCGGCTTTACATCAACCCGGTCATCGTTTTCCGGGATTTTGTCTGTAACAGGAAACTTGCCCAGCAGCGAGTTCACCACTGCGACTTTTGCGAACAGCACCGCTTCCGGCGCTTCCTGTTCCCCGTCCTCATCCGTGAACAGGATGTCGTCTGCGAAACCCAGCTCCACCGCCTTCTTTGCGTTGAACCAGGTCTCTTCGTCCATCATGTGCGCGATCTTCGTCCGGGACTGGCCCGTCTTCAGCTCATACGCATTGATGATGCTTTCCTTGATTTCCCCCAGCATGTCGATGGTCTGCTGCATGACCTTCTGATCGCCCATGGCGATGGTCATGGGATTGTGGATCATCATCATTGCCACCGGGGACATGGATATCCTGTTGCCCGCCATGGCGATAACCGAAGCTGCCGAAGCAGCCAGCCCGTCGATGCGGACATACACGTTGCCGGGATAATCCTTCAGCATGTTGTAGATCTGGGCCGCAGCGAACACATCGCCGCCCGGCGAGTTGATCCACACCGTGATGTCTCCTTCCCCGGCATTCAGCTCCTCACGAAAAAGACCCGGTGTGACTTCATCGCCATACCAGGTCTCATCCGAAATCGGGCCGTTCAGTACAAGGGTGCGGCTGCCGGTATCCTCGTTCCGTACCCAGTTCCAGAATTTCTTCTTCACTTGTTGTTACCTCCGTTCTGTTCCACCTGCTGTTTGTTGGCAAACAGCCCGGCGTCCTTCAGTTTGGTCATGTTCCCGTTGATCAGGTACAGATTCCCGCCTTCCTCTTCGGAAATCGGGTCCATGTTCTCCATCTCCCGGATGTCGTTGGCACTGAGCCAGCCGTTCTGCCGGCCGACCGCGTACCCATTCATCCTGCTCTGGTAATCACCGCGCAAGAGGCCGTCCACATTGAACTTGATGAAATACCGCTGTTTTTCCGAGGGCAGGAGCAACGCTTTGTGCATCGCCTGTTCCCATCGGATGACCCAGGGGTTCAGCGTGTACTTCACGAATTCCAGGGACTGCTGCTCAATGTTGGAGAAACTGGATTTATCCAGATCGCCTACCATATGGGGAGGCACCCGGAATATCCGGGCGATCTCATCGATCTGGAATTTCCGCGTTTCCAGGAACTGCGCCTCGTTGGGTGAGATGGACATCTGCTTGTAGGTCATGCCCTCTTCCAACACCGCCACGTTGTGGCTGTTCTTCCCACTGAACTGTGCATGCCAGCTTTGCCGCAACTTCTCCGGGTCTTTCACCACACCGGGATGTTCCAGCAGTCCGCCTGGTGTAGCCCCGTTAGCGAAGAAGGACGAACCGTATTCTTCCGCCGCCATTGACATGCCGATGGCGTTCCGGGCCATGGCGATCGGGGAATACCCGATCAGCCCGTCATACCCCAGGCCGGGAATATGCAGCACCTGGTCGGGCCGGAGATTCACCTGCTCGTACCGCTGCTTGCCGCCGAACTCATCCACATAACGGGTGTAGGTGTAGACGAGCTGTCCGTCCTCGTCCCTGCTCACATCCATCTTTTCCGGCAGAAGCGGGTACAGCCACTTCACCCTGCCGTACCCGTCCCGGATGATCTGGGCATAAGCGTTGCCGTACAATAAAAGATGCCCCATGAGGGTCTCCCGGAAGATGAAGCTGGTCATCTCTGGGTTCGGCTCGTCATGGAGCAACGGGTATAGCGGATGGTCGGTGACCATCTCTTTCCCCTGGTCCTTGTAGCGGTACACATGCAGCGGCAGTCCCGCGATGGATTCCGCCAGGATTCTTACGCAGGCATATACCGCCGTGACCTGCATGGCGGTTCGCTGGTTCACCGTCTGCCCTGCCGCACTCCTACCAAAGTAGTACTGCACGGTACCGGATAACGCGTTTGTAGGTTTGTCGCGAGAATGGAAAAACTTTTCGTAGAATCTGCTAAAGATACTCATATGTCCTCCTTAAAATGAGCATGAAAAAAGCACCTACCTTTCAGTAAGTGCTAACGAGATGACAAAAATTTGTACCACTTTAGCCATAGTTTTGAACGATTATTACGTTATAGTATAAACAACAAAAACGAAGGAGGTTGATTGATATGAAGAAAATGCTGAGCGGAGTATTAGCTGTAGTAGCCTTGACCGGCATCATGGGTCTGTCCAGCGCAGAAGCTGCCCCAAAGCCGAAAACCCCTCCACCGAACCCGCCACATAAAGTGGAACATCAAAAACCGATGCATGAGTTCAAACGTCATCACGATTATGTCCTTGTACACGAACACAGATGGCGTGACAACCACAATCACAGACACCTTGACAGGATTTGGCGTGACCGTCACGGCCACCGGCATGTAGAGCACGTTTTCTAAAGTAAAATCTGCAAATCTGAAGAATAAAAATGGACAATTATTCATTACACAATCGGATGCAAAAAATCTTTCTGCTTGTTGGCATGCTGGGGTTTCTGTTATTGCCCAATACAGTCGCGGCCGAATATTTAGACGAGTATGTGGCAAAACATCCCCGACGGGTAAAAATAACTATCAGCCAAAATGCAAAAGGGCAATATTTAGGTAAAGCGCTATTCAAACTTTTTGAACATAATGTTGGCGGCTATCGTTTGAAACTGGATTTTCAATGTGATGCAAAAGGACCTGATCTTATCTTATTGCACTGTTCGACTTTTGGAGATCGTTACATACCCGCCATTACGGAGTTATCATGTGGGGACGGAGAAAATAAACATGTACTTCACAGGTTCGTCGGTCTTCACTTCCCTATTCGCCGGCACAGCTATGGTACATTTGAAATTGCTAATATCAACCCTAAAGAATTTGATAACGCTATCGTCGTGAGTGCCAATGATACTGTCGTTATAAACAATCAACATAAGCTCTGGCCAGAATTTCTGCAGGCATTGGCAGATGCCGGGAAACTGTACGAAGAACGGCGGGAGATATGGAAAAGACTGAATGAAATAGCAAAGAATACCACCAAGAGAAATCCAAAAAGTAATACCTTATTGAAAGCACAAAAGTAAAAAAGCCGGAAACCCCGGCTTTTTTACTTTTACAGCAACAATATCCCCCTGCCGTCATAGACGCTCTCGCTGATTTCATTCCCGCAGCGGATCGCCCGGTCCAACGCCATGACCGTGGCCACCACGCCATCAATCTTCTCTGTGGATTTTTCCTTGTCCGGCTTGATGTTCCCGGCCGGGTCCGTCTTGATGTAGATGTTGTCCATCATCCAGCGCAGGACCGGTTGGCCGCCGTGGGCGATCTTCTGTTCCAGCGTCAGCTTCATCAGCTCCTTGGTCGGCGGGCTCATATCCTTAAAGCCCTGCCCAAAAGGAACCACCGTGAATCCCATTCCTTCCAGGTTCTGTACCATCTGCACCGCGCCCCAGCGGTCAAAGGCGATTTCCCGGATATGGAAACGCTCGCCCAGGCGCTCTATAAATTTTTCAATGAAACCGTAGTGAACCACATTGCCTTCCGTGGTCAGTAAATACCCCTGCCGTTCCCATATATCATAGGGAACATGGTCGCGCCGTACCCGGAGTTCCAGGTTCTCTTCCGGTATCCAGAAAAAAGCCAGAATTTGAAATTTATCCTCTTCATCCAGCGGCGGGAACACCAGCACGAAGGCCGTGATGTCCGTGGTGCTGGAAAGGTCCAGCCCGCCGTAGCAGACTCTTCCCTCCAGGTAATCCTCGCTCACCGGAAAAGCGCAGGCATCCCATTTTTCCATAGGCATCCAACGGACGCTCTGTTTCACCCACTGGTTCAGCCGGAGCTGCCGGAAAGCGTTCTCCTCGCCGGGATTCTGCCGTGCGGAGTTAAATGCGTCCTTCACCTTTTCGATGGGAACCGTGATGCCAAGGGACGGGTTCGCCTTCTTCCACACCTTCGGGTCTGACCAGTCCTCGCTTTCGTCCGCGCCATAGATAACGGGATAAAAGGTCTGGTCAATCTTTCTGCCTTCCAGAATGTCTTTTGCTTTTTGGTGGGTTTCATAACAGATGCTGTGCGTATCAGTGCCGGCCGTGGTAATCAGGAAATACAAAGGCTGCATCCGGGCGTCCCCGGAGCCTTTGGTCATGACATCAAAGAGTTTCCGGTTCGGCTGGGTATGCAGCTCATCGAAGATGACCCCGCTCA